CAGCATTCCTAAAAAAACAAACTGCCGATTATTCTGCAATAACAACATGGGGTGTATTCTATCCATCAGAAGATGAGCCAGCTAACTTAATATTACTAGATTCTATGAAGGGTAGGTTTGAATTTCCAGAGTTAAGAAGAGAAGCTTTACAGCAATATGACTATTGGAAACCTGAGACAGTTGTGATAGAATCTAAAGCTTCTGGACTGCCTTTGACTGCAGAACTACGTCAAATGGGTATTCCGGTCGTGAACTTCACTCCTAGTAAAGGGAATGATAAACACGCTAGAGTCAATTCAGTAGCACCTTTGTTTGAGTCAGGAGTAATATGGGCCCCTGAGAAAAAATTTGCAGAGGAAGTTATTGAAGAATGTGCTGCATTTCCATATGGAGATCATGACGATTTAGTTGACTCTATGACCCAAGCGGTAATGAGATTTAGACAGGGTGGTTTTGTAATGCACCCTGAAGATTACAAAGATGAACCCTTAATACAACGGGAGTATAAATATTACTAATGGCAAGTATATTCGTAAATGCAATTAACGCAGTAGCAAAGCAATTAGCTAAAATGTCAATTCAAGGTCAAAGAGGAAAAGGAATTACACAAATTCCTAATGCATTAGAATTACAAAAGAAAGCATCTGAAATCGTATTTGAAATGAGAGAAAAAGGATATGATCTTGTAAAAGATATGTCTCCTGCAAATATAAAATTATTTTTAAATAATAAATTTAATACACCTAAAAAATTTAGAAGCCAAGAAGGTGTTGGTAGTTTAATGAAGAAAAAATATCCACCACACAAACAAAAAAATGAATTAGGTTTTATGCAAAAGAATTATCCTGATGGTGTACAACCAGGAAGCACCATGGCAAAGGCAATCGATGAAGCAGAAATGTATAAAACATCTAAAAAAACTGGTAAGTTTGATGATGTATTTGAAAATATGTTTGGTGGTTTTAAACCAGAAGTAGTTCCTAAAAGTTTAAGTCCAGAAGCAATTAAAAGAATTAAAGGTGGTATCTCTACAAAGATAAAATTAAATAGAGGATCAGAAAATAAAAGATATGCAAAAGAACTTATGACTAATAGTGATGAGTTCAGACAATTACCAGATGCAGATAGAAAAGAATTATTAGATCTAATAGAAGAATCAATTAAAGATACTGGAGAAGATGTTTTTCCATTTAACACTGGTGGCAGAGTTGGTTTTGAATTTGGTGGATCATTTAAACAATATATTAATAGAGACGATAAATACGAAGATCTTAGCTTTGAAGAATGGTTAAGAGAAGATAAAAAAACTGGTGGCAGAGTTGGTTTAAAAGGAGGAGGCGTAGGACATCCTCCATCATCAAACAGTATGTTTGAAAATTTATTTTATAATACTAATCACCCTTACCTATCAACTTTCAATACAATGGGTATCATGGATATGATTCAACAGATACCTGGTTTGTTTAATGAAGGTGGTAGAGTTGGTTTTAAAAAAGGTAAAGGCATAACTAGAAGAACATTTTTAAAATTAATGGGTGGCCTTGGTGCATTACCTTTTGTAGGTAAATTTTTAGGACCTGCTGCTAAGGTTGCAGAGAAAGCTGCTCCTGCAGCAATCGAAGGATTTAAAATTGGTAAAGATAAATTTTTAATGTTGGTTGATAAAATTAAAAGATTTGGAGAACCAACTCCTCAAAATAAATACCAAGATCTACAAGAAGTTACTAGGTACACAGATAAAAAAGGAAACACATATGAATTGTACGAAGATCTAGCTACAGGTAATAAAAGAATTACAAGAGATAAACCTGGTACGGGTAGTTATGGAGATAAAACTTTTGATACTATTGAGGATAGAACTACAATGGAATTAAGACCAGGTGAATATGTAAAAAATAAAAAAGGCAAAACAGTAAAAACAAAAGACGAGTATATTGAAGAAAAAGAAGTTGCAAACGTAGATGGAGTCTTTGATGATGCAGCGGAAGTTGCTGATGATGTTGCTGAAGAAATTATAGAAGAAGTTGGAGGCGCAGTTATTAAGAAAAAATCCGGTGGCCTCGCTACAATGTTCAAGAAGAAAAATGTTTGAAGCTATACTAGATAAAAAACTAAGCGCGGACCGTGGTTTCATTAAACCTAAACGAAAACCACCAGAAGAAGTAGAAAGATTAAAAAAAGAAAACTTTGAAAGAGCTGCACCTGGATTAGAAAACCCTGATGAAGTTAAACAGATGTTAGGTTTAGCTGATGGTGGCAGAATAGGTTTTAAAAAAGCAGGAGTCGTAAAACCTTTTGCTGTTTCTCAAGCTACAATGGATAAGGTTGATCTTGATGAAGTTAAAAAATTAAGATTAAAAGGTTTAAATACGCAGTCTATAGCTGATAAATTTAAAATTTCTAAATCTGCTATGGAAAGAATAATTAGCGCTAATAAACTACCTGCACAAGTAATGGGTACAAAAATTTCTAAAGAAAGACTTAACGCTTTAAATAAAGTTACTAATTATTTTCTTCCTGGTAAAAAATGGGCGGATGTATCAGCAGATACCGATAATCCTTTTTACAGAAGAATTATGGATAACGCTGATAGAATTACAGGCACAGGACAAAAAGGCGCTAGAGGTATTACTTTTGAAGAATTTAAAAAAAGAGATAAAGCTTTTAAAAAAAATAAAGTTGATTATGAAGCAGCTGAAAAATGGATTATAAAAAATTCTAAAAAATATAGTAATCCTGTAGAAATGAAAAAAGGTCTTACTAAAGATTTAGGAAGCAACAATAGTTTTCTTAAAGGCGTAGACTCGGATGCCAACGTTTATCTTAGCAAACAGTTTATAGAAGAAATATTAGGTGATAAGCAAGTTAAACTAACAAAATCTAAAACATTAATTAATAATATTTTGGGTTCTGCTATTTATAACTTTAATCCTAAAGTAAGAAAACAAATTGTAGATGCTTTAACAGACTTTGCTAAAAAACCTATGGACACTAGATATGAAGCCAGACAGTTTTTTAAGAAACCATTGTTTAAAAAATTTGGTATAGACAAACAAATTAATGGACCAATATCCAGACTTATAGCTGCAGATTTAGGAGAAAAAATATATGAAAGAGTAAAACAATTTAGAAACCCAAGAATGGATACTATAAAACATGTTCGTTATTTATCTGGAGTTGTAGGTCCTAAATATAAAAAAGAATTTTTACTTGCAGCAGATGCTATGGAGGATGCTCAAAAAAATCTTTGGGCAAAAGCCAAACAAAAATTAAATATAGCAGACAACATAACCTTTGAACATAAGATACCTCAGTCTTTTATAGATGCAGGTTATGCAGATAAAATAGAATATATAAAAGTAACTCCTACACCTAGAAAATTTAATGAAGCTAAATTTAGAAATTTTGATTCTCCAATGAGAAAACTTATGAACACCTATGAAAAAACATCCAACATAAATGAAAAGAAAAAAATATTTTCTAAAATGGAAAATTTAAAATATGACTTTAGTTCTAAAACAGGTGGTTATTTAGATAGTGTTTCTATGACAGATAAAGATGGTAAAATAAGATTTTCAAGCACAGATGAAGTAATATCAAATCCTAACCAACTACGATCTCTTTTACAAACAAATCTTAAAGATGTATCAAATTTTGCAAAATCAAAAGGGTTTACTCTTAATAGTTTTGCTGGAGTTGTAGATCTTTCTCAATCAGGAATAGAGATACCCGCAAGTGTCAGAAGATCTATGGATAACGTATTAAAAGTAGGAGGAAAGATTGCAAGAGCTGGTGGTAAAGCAGCAGTTGTTGTTGATCCAATATTTGCTGCTATGGATTATTCTAAAGCTATGGGTGAAGGAGTATCAGGAACAGAAGCAGCTAAATACACAGGTAAAAAATTTTTACAAGATATAATAAATTTACCAAGAGCATTAGAAGATGTAGCTTATCTAGCTACAGACAAAGGAACACTTGAAAACTTTGGTCAAAAAGAAAATAGATTATTTTCATATGAGCCTGCAACTTTTGCAGAAGATAGTTTAACAAGATATAAGGAAGCAACAAGCCCAGAGCTTATGGAAGCTAGAAAAGCTAATATAGCTTATGCTCAAACTTTACCGATAGGTGATTATATGGAAATGCCTGAATATATGGATAAAGAGTTGTTTTTTAATGAAAGAGGTACTAGTGTATCTGATTTAAAAAAACCAGAACCAGAACCTTTTGCATTAAGTTTTATGGGTGGTGGAATAGTAGGTATTAGAAAACCAAATGCAATACCACCTGAAAGAGGACCCCAGCCACAAGGCTTGGATTATCTTAGATATTATGGTACATAACCCTAGGGAGAAATAATGGCAGATATAGATAAATCATTACCTAATCAACCAGAGACTACGGTTGAAGATCAAAAAACAATTGAGGTAGATACAACTACTCCAGTAGAACCACAAAAAGACATTGAAGTTACAGAAACTTTAGATGGTGGTGCCGAGGTATCTTTTGACCCTAATGCAATTATTCCACAAGCATCAGAAACACATTTTCAAAATTTAGCAGAACTTTTAGATGATACAATTTTAGATCCATTAGGAGCTAACCTAATGAATGATTATATAGATTATAAATCATCTAGAAAAGATTGGGAAAACACATATAGAAATGGTTTAGATCTTTTAGGATTTAAATACACACAAAGAACAGAACCTTTTAAAGGAGCTGCTGGTGTTACTCACCCAGTTCTTGCAGAAGCAGTTACACAATTTCAAGCACAAGCATACAAAGAATTATTACCTGCTGACGGACCAGTCAGAACACAAATTTTAGGATTACAAACACCACAAAAACAAGATCAATCTAATCGTGTAAAAGATTTTATGAATTACCAAATCATGGACCAGATGAAGGAATATGAGCCGGAGTTCGACCAAATGTTATTTTACCTCCCTCTAAGTGGGTCGACTTTTAAGAAGGTCTATTACGATGACCTTTTGGGTAGGGCGGTATCTAAATTTATACCTGCCGACGATTTGGTAGTACCCTACTCAGCTACAAGTTTAGATGATGCAGAAGCAGTAATGCATATCATTAAAATGTCTAAGAATGATTTAAGAAAACAACAAGTATCAGGTTTTTATAGAGATGTAGATTTAACACCACCTAATATGCAAAATGATGAGATAACTAAAAAAGAACAAGAGCTAGAAGGTGTTAAACAATTAAAACAAGATGACATGTACACAATTATTGAGTGTCATGTTAATGTAGACTTAGAAGGTTTTGAAGATATGAAAGATGGTGAAACTACAGGAATTAAACTTCCTTATGTTGTAACTATAGAAGAAGGTTCTAGAAAAGTTTTATCTATTAGAAGAAACTACCAAGAAGGTGATGTAAGAAAAAACAAAATAAATTACTTTGTGCAATTTAAATTTTTACCTGGCACAGGTTTTTATGGTTTTGGTCTTATCCACATGATAGGTGGACTGTCAAGAACAGCGACCACAGCTTTAAGACAGCTCTTAGATGCGGGAACGCTATCTAATCTGCCAGCTGGTTTTAAATCAAGAGGTATAAGAGTAAGAGATGATGCACAACCTTTACAACCTGGTGAATTTAGAGATGTAGATGCTCCTGGTGGAAACATCAGAGATCAGTTTATGACTCTACCATACAAAGAACCATCAGCGGTCCTTTTACAATTATTAGGTACAGTTGTAGGAGCAGGACAAAGATTTGCTGCTATTGCTGACATGCAAGTAGGTGATGGAAATCAAAGAGCTGCGGTAGGTACAACAGTTGCATTACTTGAAAGAGGAAGCAGAACAATGTCTGCTATTCACAAAAGATTATACGTAGGTTTAAAACAAGAATTTAAATTATTAGCTGATGTATTTAAAACTTACTTACCACCTGAATATCCTTATGATGTTGCTGGTGGAGCAAAAACAGTTAAGGTTCAAGATTTTGATGACAGAGTAGATATTTTACCTGTTGCAGATCCAAACATATTCTCACAAACACAAAGAATATCTATGGCTCAAACACAATTACAATTAGCTACATCAAATCCAACTATGCACAATATGTATCAAGCATATAGATCTATGTATGAAGCTATTGGTGTAAAAAATATAAATGGAATTTTACCACCACCAATGCAACCACAACCAGTTGATCCAAGTATGGAACATATTATGGCAATGGGTATGAAACCATTCCAAGCATTTCCTGGTCAAGATCATCAAGCACACATTGATTCTCACTTAGCATTTATGGGTTTAAATATGGTTAGAAATAATCCAACAATGATGGCTGCAATACAAAAAAATATACTTGAACACATAACTTTAATGGCACAAGAACAAGTACAAATGGAATTTGCACAAGAGATGATGCAAGTACAACAGATGACACAGATGGCAGCACAGAATCCACAGATACTACAACAGATACAAGCAGTAAATCAGAAGATAGAAGCAAGAAAAGCTATCCTAATTGCTGAGATGACTGCTGAATATACTAAAGAAGAAAACAGAATTACTTCTCAAATGGATGGAGACCCTCTATTAAAACTAAAATCTAGAGAAGTTGACTTAAGAGCAATGGAAAATGAAAGAAAACGTAAGTATGATGAGTCAAGAATTGATATAGATACATCTAAATTGATGCAAGCAAGAGAAATTGCTGAAGATAAGATGGAACAAAACGAAGATTTAGCTGAATTAAGAGCTGAAACATCGTTAACTAAGCAAATGATGTCTAATGCAGTAAAAAATGGGGCTGACAAAGGCGCAAAAAACTAGTATATAACAAATTAAGGAGAAAATATGAAAAAAGCAAAAGAAAAAGGCAAAGTAGGAGTCGAACATAGTCAGTTTTTGAACAAAGATGGTTTTAAAACTGGTGGTGTTGTGATTGAAGCTACTAATCCTGCTGAAACACAAACATTTCCTGTTAAAGGTCAAAGAGGAATGTTAGCTGAAAAGAAAAGAAACGCAAAACTATTCTAATTATGGCTTGGTTTAGTTTAGCAAAGATTGCAATGCAAGCTGGCGCTAAAATTTATTCTAATCGCCAGAAAACAAAAATGGCTATGTCTGATGCACAATTAATGCATGCAGAAAAGATGGCTCGAGGTGAGGA